CTTCATTGCTGTATCTTGAGCTTTAGTCTCTACCGCTTTCATTTGTGTAGCTTGCTGAGTTGCTTTTGCTTGTGTAAGCTCTTTGTAAGTGCCTAACAATTCATTAGCAGAGTCATAGTCTAACTCTGATTCAGCTTTAGTATACAAACTAATGCGTACTGGAGAGGCTTTAACCCAATCTAAGAACTCAGGGCTTGTGGCGAGAGTTCTATAGCCCGGATACTGCGATTCCAGCTTTTGAGAGTTCTGCATTTGCTTCATTTCTGCAGCAATGCGTTGAGCCTCTAATACAGCAGGGTGTTGGTCAACAGTGCGATTTACAGCTTTCTGTGGGTCAGCAAAAAAATCTTCTTCCTGCGTCTGTTCAGTAGTCTGTTTTGTCTTATTACTTTCGAGTTGTTGCTTTAGAAGCTGGTCAGCAAGACTTCTTACCTCGTGTACTTCCTGAGCTTGACGACCAATCATCTTTTCAGCTTCTTGGTGCATCTTAACAATATCTGCAGCAGATTTGCCTTTATACTTCTCAGGGAGTTCCTCTGGTTCTGGTGCCGGAGTCTCTTGAACTTGTGGTTCTTGAGTTTGTTCCGTTACTTGAGAAATCTCTTCGTCTGCGTTACCTTCTAGCAGTTCGTTTTCATCAACAAAATTAGCCATACTTGTCTCCTGTCCCAAATGGATTGTAGGATTTATAAAATGCAAAGGTCCTTACGGATTGTCCTTGCCCTCGTTGCGTTTACGCTCTTGTTTCATCTTCTCAGCTCTATTGCGTTCCCATTTAGACGTTGCACTGGGATGGTCTCCAGAGAACGGCTCTAAGTTAATGCGTGGTGCTGATATGATTCTAAGAGTTTCTTTACCGCAAACTTCACAGGTTAGCTTAGTCACCTCATCAGAAACTAAACTCTCCTGTAAATGTCCCTCTTCACAGAGGAATTCAAACAACCTACGAGCCATCCGTCATGTCTCCCGACAAGAGTTGCTCATAAGCTGCAGCAGAACTATCTCTAAGGCTTAACAACCACTGAAGGATGTCGAGTTGTCCTTTTCGATAGTACAGGTCCTGCTCGGTAGCTACTGGTGCTAGGTTGTTGACCGCTTTAAACATTTCCGTTGCATCGTCAACCAAATCCTGCCAGCCTTGTGTAGCCATCGTACTAAAACGATTATCGTAATACGCTTGTAATTCTGGTGTCATTCTTTGTCCTTTCGGGAGAATGTTGTATTTTTACAACAATGTGCAGATATTACCACACACTGCTGTAAATGTCAAGCGGTTTATTGATTATTTTTACGCATCTGCATTTCTACTATTTTGCCTTTGTTATTGATGTCTTTCTCTTTAATCATCAATTCAGCAATCTTTGCACGTTTAGCAAATTCATCCTCAGAAGCGTTCCCACGGATGTTTGCAGACAGTCCTTGAGCCAGCTTAGCTTGTGTTTCTACAGGCATTAACTGGGTTTCTGTACCGGTTTGTTGTGCATCAGCCATGTTTTTAGCTGCTGTAGACTCTAAAACCTTCACTTCAGCGATAGCTTTAGCCTTATTAACCTGAGCAATCTCCTGCTGGATAGCTTGTGTCTCTGGATTAGGCTGCATCATCTCTTCGAGCTTAGTAACCATCTCAGCTTTATTAGAAAGACTAGAGTTTTCCACAATTCCACGTAAAATCATCGGGAGAACAGGGGTATCTGGTCCTAAAGTCTGCAACAAAGCGATTAATTGAGACTGTTCGTACTCACGAGCAACGATTCCGAGTGTCGCTGTAGGTGTAAATGTCAAGTCAACAGTAGGATAACGCTCTGGGTCAAACTGCATAAACCGCCACGCAGCCTTCTGAATCAACGGAACCATGAAATCTTCTTGGAAATTCATCAAGGTACGCTTGTATTTCTTGATAATACCAGCTACAGACATAGACATCTGAGCTGCACCATCACGAGTATTAACAGTAGGCTGACCGTTTGAGTCCATAGTACCGGTAGCTTGTAGCAACAAACGCTCAAAGTTCTGAGCTGCAGCCATATTGCCTTGGTCAGTAGTGCCAAACTTGAATGGGAAGAGGATTTCTGAAGGATTACCGTTGGTAAGAATAGCTTTACCGGGTTTAACTTCAAACTTAGCACCTCTAGGAAGCCTTGTAGCGTCCATAGCAACCATTGGAGCTGTGGTGAGGGCTAGGCTATCCATGTGAGCACGAAGCTGTGCGTCGATGGCTTTCTGCATATTGTAAGCCTTCTCTACAGTACCACGACCGTAGAAGCGACCCGGAACAGTATCATCCTGATAAGCTACCACAGGACGGTCTTTCATCATGTAAGGAGTCTTCTCAGCTTTGAGCAGTTTATTACCGTTTGCTACAACAAGAATACACTCAACCAAATCAGCATACTTATCGGCAGTAGAGTCATCTGGGAACAAATCAACAACTTCGGAACCTTCGTTCTCTAACTGTTCTACATACTCACGTGGGGCTAAGCCGTAGTAAGTCAATACTAACACTTTGTCGTCTTGGAACTGTGAGGACTCTTGAGTAGGCTCTAAGTCTGTATCTTCGCCCGCAGGTCCAATGTCTACCTTACGATAGATACCCTTCTCCATACCTTCCACGATTTTGTGAATAGAAACATACTTCTCAATCGCTACACCCATTGCATCGTCAATAGTCGTTGCGTTAGGGTCAATCAAGAAGTTCTTAGGGTTGATAGGGTTTACCTTAATGCAGGTATACTCTTTTTCTAGGACACCATACGCTGCCGTACCGTCAGGCATTGGCATCGTAGTGGCAATCATTTCTGGCTTCTTAGATACCACAATCTCTGCGATACCTGTTCCGTAGATTTCAGCAAGCAATTCAACTTGAGAAACATACTTACGAATCTTCTCTTTGTCGAGGTCTTCTGTCATTAGCTGCTTGAGCATCTTGACATCAATCTTGTTAGCGTCTTTAACATCATCAGCGATGTCGAAGTATTCACCGTTACCAAAGATTGCTTCTACAATCTCAGCATGACGAGTCTCAACAGCTTGCTGCGTTGCAGGAGAGATGATACGGCTACGCTCTGAATCACGTTGTTTATCTTCAGCAGACCAAATACCACGGAAGATACGTTCGTATTCTAACCAATCGTTTAGGTAGTTAGTGTCTCGCCAATCTCTCCAGCGGTCAGTATGAGAAACAACGAACTCAATCAGCTCTTTGTCTGATTCCGACGGTTCGTAGTATTCGTTTTGGTCTAATTCTTTTTCAGCCATTGCTGTTCCTTATTATCTGAATCCAGAGATTCGTGGAGAAAACACAAAAGTTGCTTGGTATGGGTCCGGTTTAACCTTGACGTTGTCATCTACCAGAGCCATAATATTCCAGCCTAAGTTTACGAGAATACAGCGATTTGTATTAAAGATTCGTTTAACATAGCGGAACTGGAATAAACCGTTAGCAGTGACAAAGCACCAGCCTTCTTTAGCACCGTCGTTGTCTTTAATGGTCTTATCACCAGCAACAGTGGTGTAGAAAGGACTATTTAGGTATTTCAGACCAAACGCATAAGCAGGGTTACGAATCAACCATTTTACCATTGACAAATAGCTTTTACCATTGATTTGAATAAATGTTGCATCGCCATACAAATCATTATCAGGTGTCTGGAACCAGCTTAACCATTTAGGTAGTCTTGGACCAAAAGCAAGGTGTCCGTGATTATCAGACAAACCAAACTCTTCAGCAGCAAAGATAGGTAGCACAGGAGCAAGCAGTAATCCCAGCAGAGTAATCGGCAGAGAAATTAATACTAAAAAAAAATAAATTAGGTAGGTCATCAATATCCGCTTATCACGTCAAGTACTTCATAATCATCATCTTCGTAGTCCTGATTGTAATTAGATACAACCATCTGGTCTACGTAGGCTAGTGCATCAACCAAGTCATCATGCACATTAGCTGTTGGAAACTGCATGAGTTGGTCCACAAATTCATCCCAGTCTTCGTCCTCATTGAGAGTAATCCGACCGTGTTCGAATCGTCCTTGTAAAGCCCATGCAACTCGTTCTGTCTTTTTCTTATTTCCATGTGTCAAGTCCTGTATGTGGAAGTACACATTGTTTTTTCGCATTAAGTCGTTCAAGTACGGATGTACTGCGTTCTTTAATGCACCTCGTTCAATACCAACCGACTGTGGTTGATACTCAGCTACTGTTCTTAGAATCTTTGCTGCAGTCTCTTTAATGTCCCAACGTCCGTGAATAATCTTTTCTACGAACCAATCATTCTCAGGACTAACCTTAACTACTGCAATCGCTGTTTCGTCTAATCGTTTCTTTGAAGCACCAGAGTTCTTTGCTACTTCCTCAAAGCCAGCTAAGTCGATTGAAACGATGTAGTCACCATACTGCGGAGCTTCACCAAACTTAACCCAATCTTGCTTAAATATCTCTTGTCCAGCGTTGTCAAAAGAGGCTTCATATTCCTGTTTGAAAGCAAAGGACGACAAAGTCTTTTTAGCTGCATCAACCTCTTTAGGGTCGATTGTCTCGTTATCCTTAGTGGTGAAGTGCCACGCTTTCCATTCCTCGTCATCACCATCAATCCCTGTCTTATAAATGTCGTAGAACCAATTACGACCAGCAGGGGTAGAGATGAACATGGCATCACCCTTCTTGTCAGACAACGATGCACGAACAATCTTCTGCCAAGTGTCCTCTTTCATAAAGGCACACTCGTCCATTACACAAAAGTACACACTCAAGCCACGCAAGGTGTCAGGGTTATCTGCACCTCGAATGTGAATCTTACGACCATTAATCAGAGTAACATCAAGGTTATTGATGTGTGCTGATTTAATCACCGGTCTACCTAACTCTAGCAGACTGTCCCAGATAATCTGTCTGGACTGTCCTAGCGTAGGGGACACATACAACACAGCAGAGCCTTCAGGGGCTTCTAATGCCTTAATAATCAGCATCATCGTAGCAAGCCTAGACTTACCACAACGACGACCAGCAGCAACTACCTTAAATCGTGTAGGGTCCTTAAAGACCTCTTGTTGCCACTTCAGCAGCTCAAAGTTAAGTTCCACTGTCGATGTCCTTATATTCTACATCTTGTGCATCAGACATCTCAATCACCGGTGTACTATCGACACTACCGGTTAAACCAGTGATATTAATACTAATCTGCGGTACACCGCCGGACTGCTTACTTGCGTCAAAGGCAGACAGAGGTAAGACTCTATCAATACACATCTTCAGACAAGCAGCTTGGTCCTTATCGTCAGGGTCTAACGCTTTAGAGATTAGAGTGTTAATAATCTTTTCACCGCTAGTGCCTAACAGACGAGCTTTGAACTCAGCTATGCGGGCAGCATCTCCTGCAGGACGACCTCGAGTCTCACGATGTCCTTTTTTCTTAGCTAAGATGTCCGCCTTCTTTGGACGACCTAACTTAGGTTTCTTCTTTTCTACCGTGTTGTCTACGACAACATCGTCAGTCTTTACGACTGAAATAGGAACATCATTACTCAAAGTCTTTATCCTTACAGGGAGACATAAAATTTGTAGAACGTTGCTTCTATATAGATAGGTTTCTATATGATTATTCTCTATATGAGTTTAATCTCTGATACATCCTATCGTTTATAGTGCCTTAGCGTTATCGTTCTTTATAGTGGAACAATATCATACTTTTTAGTAAAAGTCAAGTATTATGTTGTAAATAAACAACACATCCTGACATCCAGTTCCTGTGCGGGACTCCATAGGCTGAGTTGTCTCCGCAGTGCTGTACGACCTAGTCCCTACGGTGTGCAGATTCCACCTTTTCTGTCTATCATATCACATTGTGAAACAATACAGTTTCTTTATTATTTTCAATAACTTACATTGCAGTGCAATATAGTCTAATTCTTCTTTTTTATATGCTTTAGAGGCTCCATCTAAATTAACAACACAGTCCATCCCCTCCCCCCTATGTTGTTTCTATACAACACTTTATAG